AGAATTGGCCCAAATAGGTCAGATTTTGTGTCTGAGTAGACCTGCCCGTTTTAGAGATTTAGTTGCAATTTCCACATATGGAGATGATGCAAAAGGGAGTGTGAGGCCTGGTTATGATAAGTTCAATCACATTTCCATGGCTGAGTATTTGAAGGAAAATGATATGGTTTTTACCATGCCCGATAAAGAGTCAGAACCTGTTGCATTTATGCACAGAAATGATGCCGATTTCTTGAAGAGAAAGGATCGTTATGATGAAGATTTGGGTGTGTACGTTGGAATGTTAGACGAGATGAGTATTTTTAAATCACTTCATTCAATTTTGAAATCTAAGGTGGTCACACCTGAGGATGTGAGTGGTTACAATATAGAAAGTGGACTTCGTGAATGGTTTTACCATGGTAGAGAGGTCTATGAATTGAGACAGCTTCAGATGAAAGAGGTTGTCGCGAAGACTGGTGTGTTTGTCCGGGATTTGGATAAAACATTTGATGATCGCATAAAGGATTGGAAAGATAAATATGTGCCTCAGTCTGGTCAGATTGAATCTGATTCAGATGAGGATATTCTGCAAGATGAGGTTATTACTAAATTAGGTACACCTACTCGAAGAGAATATGATTTTGTTTGTCCGAACCTTGGGAAAGGTGATTTATTATATTGTGCTCCAGGATTCAATTTGATTGTAGAAACAAAGAAAATAAATGGTAAGCCATCTCGTATGGCTAAAGCCAGAACTCAGTCCTTGAAATATGCCACAGCTATTGCGGCTTTACAGCCTACGCATACAGTTATTGGAATGATTTACACTGAATTTGGTTTTGAATTAGTACGCCATTTTGGGCCTTTCGAATGCCCATCTAAATTTACTGCAATTTTAACTTATTATGAATTTAATGTATAAATATTTAGAAATTTGGACCGGTATGTCGTTAAACTGCCCGGATGCGGAATTATCTGTAGTCGTTACTCCACGGAGGAACCAAAAATAGTTTGTATATATTGATTACGATATAGTATGTGTGTTGACAACTACACATGTATTTATGCGCTTGTATATTATTGGCTGCTGTAGTGGCAAGGGGTATTTACTCCTGGGGATGGGCCACCCCAAAAAGTGTTGTGATAGGCGAGTACTCTGAGGCGAGTGCTTGACCCGTATGTATATAGTGCCTTACTAATAATTTTAATGTAAATAAAACTGAAGTCGACAGTTTAAACGACACATTTTTGTTATATGTACCTCAGTCCGGTGTGATTGGGGTTTCAGATGGTGTAGCTCCTAATGTAAAGAGTGAAACCATCACTAATTTTGAAGTGCAGAATGCAGGAGAAATGTTGGAGATAAAGAATTCCGTAGACACTACGATGGACATTAGTACCACCAGTCAAGCGGATATAGCTGGATTTTTGAGTAGACCAGTTAGGTTGACGACAGTACCGTGGAATGTTACCGGTTCCGCATTCGCTACTTTTAATCCTTGGCAAGATTGGCTTACTGATAAGCATGTTAAGGAAAAGTTGGCGAATTACGAACTATTACGATGCAATTTGCACATTAAAGCT